TACTTGCGGGCCTTGCTGGGGCGTTTTTGTCTCATACGATTGCTTACGTGATACCTCACCCGCACCTCGCACGATGGGACTCGACCTACCTGAAAGTATTTCAAACTCACGCTCGGTAAGCGTTGCCGTGTCGCCTGATTTGTATTGTTTTCCCTTATGGTAAAATGGGCGCAATACAACGGCTTTTTTTGTTTTTAGTGGCATAATCTATTGGATTAAAATAAGGGCAGAGCTAATAAGCCCTGCCCCGTTATCGGTTGTTACGATCCTATCTCAGGGAACTCAAACGAGCGGTAAGCGTTTGGAAGCTGGTTTCCAAGAATCATGTCCTCTTCTGCCAGTATCACGATACCGTTCTTAATGAAGTTGCCTTCGTGGCTGTCGGTCATGCGAAGCTGTGCCGTTCCCGTTACCGGGCGTAGCTGTGAGCCGAGCGCAAAGTTACCAACAAGGCACACGCCTTCGGGCTGGTTGTTGTTCGGTACAACCGGAAGCCCCCACATACGCGGCTGGAGTCTGCTGTTCGGGTCGCCAAGTACGTAACGGTTGTCATCCGCTCCGACCTTTAGCGTCTCGATGTTTGTCCAGTCGATGTGATTTAGCACGATGGCCGTTGCCGGGTAATCGTTTGCAGCAAGGTCGCCCATTGCTCTGCGAACCACGTCGATCACGTTGGAACCTGGCTCGGGAGTGAATCCCGGTGCAACCGTGTTGATGCCTTCCATCTGGTCAATACCGGAACCGTTCAGAATCTTTCTGTCAAGTTCGTTCTGCACAGAGTACAGAAGGCGGTTATTGATGTGGGCACGCAATGCGGCCTGATCTCTGAGCGCCTGACGGGAAACAAGAATCCAGTTTGCAACGGTGTCCGGTGCAATTTTCAGCAATTCAAAATTGAGCTGAGACTGGTTTTTGTCGGATAGCTGCGGGAATTGTGTTCCTGCATTACCGTCTTTACCTTCACGGCCCGGGCTTTCGTCCGGCTCGCCAAAGTAGGTTTCACGCATGATTTCAAGTACACCGCCTGCAATCGGGATAACCGGAATGAGGTTGCGCATTGAAAGCTGACGCTGTGGCTCGAAGTAGATGTTCGGGTCGCGGGTCTGGCTTACAATCTGCTCCGCGCTGTCCTCAACATCACTTACCAAATCCGCAGATTTAGCGAAGGTCATGCCGTTGCTGAGCTTGTATTCCTTGTTAATCATTTGATTAAAAGAACCATCCTTAGTGATACCGTCGTACCCAATAGCATCGAGTGCTTTTTGGCCGAATGACTTTCCACGCGCCTTGCCTAAACTGCCCGCCTTAAAATCGGCCTGCAATTTCTGTACGGCTGCGTTGTACTTGTCAACCTTTTCGCCCATATCGGTAACGAACTTTGATACCTGGTCTTTGGTGTCGCCAATGGCTGCCCCAAGCTCTGCCTTTTCCTTATCGTGCCGTTCAAGTAGCTCTGTACTTTTTGCCAGCACGCTTTTTAGCTCTTCGCCCATCTTTTTAAGTTCGGGCGAGTCTTTTAAATCTTCCATTTTTCTAATGTTTGATTAGCGTTATTGATTGCTTCTGAGAGCGATTTAAAGCCCTCGGTTTGTGATAGCGGCTTAGGTGCTGGCGTTGGCTTTGATTGCGGCCTAAGTGCTGTTTTAAGTTCTAATAGACGTGCTTCGAGCGTCAATGCGGTGTCGTCGGTAATCGAACCTTTTCGCAATACCGATTGCATGGACTTTATCATCTGCTCGATTCGGTCAAAATCCTTTACTTCTGTGATAAGTGCGCGGTCATTGTCTGCTAAAGTAACCGCTGAACCCTCATACAGCTTGCATTCTGTCATTTCGTAAATATCGTCTTTGTCATTGTAGTAACCATTAATGACGCGAAATCCTACGCTGTTCTCATCAATTACGCCTTCTTGAATCAATACGAGCGCATCTTTTACGTAACTTACCTGACTTGCAACCCGTGGAGAAATATCTACAACATAATTCAGGCGCTCATTTTCTGCGTATAACTCGCTGAATTTGGCCATTGGCATTTTCATTTCATGCTGCCACAAATAGCGCAGGCGGTTGGCTCCCATTGGGCCTTGTTCCTTAATGGTTTTGTCCCAAGCTGAGGCGCTTATTCGGTCGCGGGAGCTGTCAACGTAGTTCATCACGGATAGATACCCCGCAATGCGCAATCCCTTATCCTCGGAATAATCCGCGTCCTTTATTGAGCCTGAACCCGTCTGTTTGCGTATGTATTGGCCTTTATACTTCATATCTGCTTTTATTTGGGAAATGCCTTTCTAATTCTGTTGTCAATTTCTTGCCCCATGTGGAAGGTGATATACTGATACATTCCAATATATCAAAATAATTCGTAAAATCAGCATTCGCATTGTTGACTTTTGCATCTGTCTCACTTTTAAACTTTGGGAACAACTCTGTAGTGTTGCCCATGAGCGTTTTAAATGCGTGCTGGTCGCCTTTTTCTATGTGGGCATAATGCGTTCGCGCCTCGGCCATATCGAAGCTAAAAGGCCGGTGATTCTCGTAACTTAGCCAGTCGGTGGGGTACATATTGCAAAACATCTCCATCGTAGCCCGTCGCCATTCGTTGCCCGCCTGCTTGGCTAAGTCACATATTCGCCTGTCGTACCACATCGAATGGATCCACGGCTTGAGCAATATAAAATCATCGTTCATGTACACATACGTTCCGTCCGGTAGCTTTTCGGTGGCGTGCTTAATCTTGGCCGTTACGTTCTGAATGCCATTGCGGTATTTGTCTGGATAGCGCAGAAGCGTTACGTTGGTTATCCAATCATACGAACCGCCAACGATGTACACATCCGCTCCGGGGTGATACTTATCAATGCTTCTAAGGCTGTATCGCATTTCCTTTTCAGCATAGGCGCGGGCAGGCTTGAGTATGTACAGAAATTTCATATGATGTTATATCCAAGTGAACAACGGCAGTTCACAACGTTAGCTGCGCTCGCTCCGTAGCTGTTGTCTCCAGGGAAATCGAGGCGGTCTCCGTCATCCATCACGAACGGCTCGGATAATGGCACAACCTGCCCATCTGCGACGATGTGCGTGTCTCGGGTCCGCTGGCCTATCTCGGCAATCCATTCTTTCTCGATATTGTAACCCGTCGCCTTTGCCCCGTAGATGTCGCCTAAATTTGAGGCTGTTGTTACCTCGGTTCGCACAATACGGTTGATCTGCCAATCCATGAGGCTTGGGTCGTTAATGCTTCGACGGATTTCGTCAACGCCTAAACCCTCATCAACACCTCGGCTGATTACATTCTGGAAATAACTTTTTGCCGTGTCCTCAATGGTGCGGATTAATGGCAGGCGGTTGCGTTCGATGTAGAACGTAAATGAGCGAATGCCCTCCTCTCTTACGTCTTTGCGCCTGTAGTATGGTGCGCGTTTAAGGCGGTTGAAGTTCTGCTCGGCAAAGTCGCCACCAACGCGGCTGTAAATGTCGATATAGGCCGGAGCAAGGCGGTAATCAAACTGCTCAAGCGCTGCAAGGGCGTTTTCCTCGCTTGCTCTGCCTGTGTAATTGTCGGCAATGATAGACTGAACCTCATTGTAAACGCTTCGCAGCCTGTTGGCAGAGGCCGTGAAATACGTTCGCCTTTTCGCCTCGGTTCTGAGCCAAAGCGGGCTGGCGTTTTTTAATACAATATCACTTTTACAATTCTGGCACATTGCCCATAAGTGCGTTTGGATTGAATCGCATTTCACTATAACGCAAGTCAGCAAGTCGGTTGTCCGGCTCTTCTAATCCGAGCCTTTCACGTGTTTCTGCCAGCGTCAATACATCATTACGCCACTGGTCCAGAACACGCTTGCTAATTTCGTCGGCCTGCTCCTGTAGCGCCTCAACGCCCGTAAGGTCATAATCAATGTAGTATTTACCGCCCTCAAGCAATCCGTCGTGGTGGAATCTATTTAGCTCATCGCGCCTGTCATCGAGCATAGGAATAATGCCGATCTGATACGCATACTTACGCGCCTGCTCAAAGTTGGTGAATTTCTTTTCACCTCCGGCCAGCTCTTTCGGCCAATTAAGCGCCAATGCTATTTGGTCGGATGACATTTGAATCTGCCTAATCGCGTCGGCCTCTTTCATAGTGGCTGAAAAGTTGAGCATTTTTGCATCCGGCACACCTTCAATAATGACCGGAACGCCCGCCTTGTTGATGTCGCGCTGTTGCTCTTCGATTTTGTCCCTTACGTTGCTTTCTACCTTGCCATCGGCATATTCACCCATCGTCATGACGCTCGGGGTGTAGCCGTTGCGTTCGGCCAATGCCTGACCCCATTCGGTAAGGCTGGAGTTTTGTAGCACGGAATGAATGGCGGGCTGTAATGGTGAAAGGCCACGCCAGTAGTCATCAGGATTGAAATACTTTGAATGCAATACCTGATTTTTGGGGATATAGCTTAAATCCAAGAATCGG